GCTGATGCCGCAGATTGACTATAGGTGTATGCTTGGTTCTTGTGTGTTTCAGCTTCGTCACGAGCTGTCTGTGCGCCTACCTTCTCGGCAGCTGCTAGAGCAACCTGTGACGTAGCATCAGTGACGGCTGTTTGTACCTGAGACACTGAGTTGTCAAGTGTAACCTTTTTAGTGTTGACAGCATTTAACAGGTCTGTTGTTGACTGAGTTAAATCCTGAATTTCTTGTTCAATACTCATTGTTACTCCTACGAGAATGCGTGATGTTCAGCCATAACAGCCTGTGTTGAAATGATGTTAGCCGCCATGCTTACTAGAGCTTCCTGTACGCCTGTGTAGACCTCTGTAGTGTACACTGTAGCTGTATTAGCTGCTTCTGCTGCACTGGCTGCTGCTGCATTAGCCTGAGCCGTAGCTAAAACTACTTGGTCACCTGCGTCAATGACATAGTTGCTTGCATCTACAGCGCTATTAGCTGCTTGTGTAGCACTAAATGCTGCTTGACCTGCACTAGCACTTGCTGAATCCTTAAAAGATAACGCTTCGTCTCTATAGCCTTCTGCTTGGTTCTTAGCCACTGTAGCGTCTTGAGCCATATTGATAGCTGTAGATTCACTGTTAGCTGCCTGTGTTGCACTTGTTGAAGCACTGGATGCACTAGCGGAAGCATTAGATGCACTAGCTACAGCAGTGTCTTTAGCTGTTTCTGCTTGTGATTTATAAGTAAAAGCAAGTCCCGCCTGATACTGTACACCTTGCGCTGTTGTAAGCGTGTTATTAGCATAATCAAAAGCATCATTAGCAGATGATTGAGCACTAGTTGCAGAAGAACTTGCACTAGCGGCAGACGTTGAAGCCTGTGTAGCTGAGGTTGATGCCTGAGAGGCTGAAGTGGCTGCTTCAGCCGCTTTGGTTGTTGCTGTGGTAGCATATTGTTCTACACCTACAGCGCTAGATGCGGCTTGTGTAGCTGATGTTGCGGCATTCGTAGCACTCTGAGATGCTTCTGCCGCCTTGTCAATGGCTGTTTGAGCCGCTACGTTTACCTCATTAACTAAGGCTTCATCTGTAGTAGACACTGAGCCACCGACACCACGATAGATTGACATATGTACTGCTCCGTTGTGGATAGGGAAGGGTTATTTATGATAGGCACTCCTAAGAATGCCTATGAAAATAACTCTAAGTTATGCAGGAAGTGCGATAACAACACCTGCTTCTGGACGATATACTTCTAAGCCGTATAAAGTGTCAGCAGTGTAAAGTGTTGCTAAGAACTCTTGCTTGTACTGAGTCTGTGAACGTACAGCCATTTGCTCTGCAAGTACAAACGCATCTTTGTGCATTAACAAACCTGCTTTAACACCTGACTCCATTACTGGACAGTTAGATGATACAAAGACGTCAGTGCCGTACAATGAACCAATCTGACCATTCTGTACACCACGACCATCTACGAAGTCTGAGCTGTTGTAACGGTCGATACCACGGATTTCGTTAACCGCTGAAGGTGGGATAACGAGTACACGGTTGTCCATAGGAACATCATCATCATCCAACACTTGAATAAGGTCACGGAAACCTTTGTCATTGAATGCGCCAATATCAGCAGTACCGTCAGCGTCATACGCCTCAGCAGCACCAGTAGAAGTGTTGAACTGATAAGTGTTGCTGTGTACCCAAGAAGCACCAGTACCGTCACCTAGTTTTTTACCTAAAGCAAACAAGTCGTTGTCAACTTTCAAACCTAACGCATAACCTGCATCGTCTGTGTAGAAACGACGTAGAGAGTCAAACGCTTGTACTTCTGTAATATCTTCGATAAGACGAGAGTATTCGAAGTGCTTGTCAATAGTAATAACCAACTCATCGTTAGAAGTCTGTTGGATTGTTACTGTGTCTGCTGCCGCTTTAGCAGAAGCTGTGCCACGAGTAGGCTTAGGGATGTGCATAGTGTCACCCTTCTTGCCAGTCATAGGCATCTTCTGTACTAAGTTAGCTAGGACAAGAGATTTTTTATACGCTGCAATTACCTCATCAGACCAAAGTTCTGGAATGAAAGTACTTGCGTTTGCTTTGGTAACAGTGTTACCTGTAGATGGAGTTAAGTTAGCCATTTAAGTTTCCTTAATAATATTAAAAGTTATTTGACTCGACCTTCAGCATAGGCTTGTCGGATTTCCGATGCTAACGCCTGATAACGCTGCGGGTCTTTTGTCATGAGTTCTACAATGTCTGCGCGTCTGTAGATTTTCTTACGACTAGGTTCGTTAGAGCCTTTTACATTGCCTGTAGAGGCATTACGAACTGATTGCTTACGTGCTGTTGTCTCTGTTTTCTGAACGTCTGCTACAATGTTCTGACGTTCTTTCCACAGGCTAAACAACTCGTCAGCACTGTCATAATCGTAAGCGTCTGCTTTGCGCAATAAATCCGTACGTACTTTTGACTTACCTACCCATTCGATAAAGTTCTGGTCAGCTACAATGTTCTGATAGTCGGGATGATTAGCCTTTAGTTGTGCAAGTGTTTGTTGTTGCGCTAACTGCTGTGCCATCTGTTGACTTTGCTTAACAGAAGGGTGGTTCTCTAACATCTTAGAAATAGCTTCTTTAGGGTTCTCAAAGAAATCTAAATCATCAATGTCTTCTTGTGTCTCAGTTTGTACAGGGGCTTGTTGTTGTGCGACAGTTTGTGTTCTAATGAAGTCATCAACGACCTTACGAAGCTCACCTACTTCAGAAGATTGCTTGCCTAGTAGCTTCTCAGCATTCTGGTGCATAGCAATGATGTCCTTGACATCTTTACCACGGTACTTATCTGGAATGTCATCTTCCTCTACCGTGTCTTCTACAGGTTCTTCTTGGATGTAATCTTGATAACCGTTCTTCTGAGGTTGTTCCTCTTGTGGAGTCTCATCAAACGTTTCAAAGATTTCTTCGTTATGTTCTTCTAAACGACTGTCTAGTTCTTGTGCCATATTGTATTTCTCCGTACTTTAAAAGTATTGTGGAAAGTTAAACGTCTAAGCCTCTAGCCCACCGAGGTTAATTAGACTCATTTGCTGATTTATAACCTTGTTCGATAAAATCTTCTAGGTTAAGAATCATACGTATAATGGAAAGTTCACCTTGTACTGTGTAAAGGTCTTTCGCATCTTTAAGATAGCCTATTTCATAAGCGTCAAAGCGGTCTTGTAAGTCCTCGACCAACTGAGCCCACCCTGCGCTCTGAAATAAGTCAAAATAATTGTTATAATAAAGTTCTTCTTCTTTTGTCATGTTATCCTCCTGCGGCACGACTGTGTATACTTCATATTATAACATAAATCTACAGAAATGTCAAGTTTTTTCTTGATTTATTCTGGCATTTGTGGTAAGTCAGGGGCTTGGTTACCTGCTGACTTAGACGTAATCTCACTGTCTTGCTTTTGCTTCTTCAAGGTCAACTCAGCTAGACGCATACGTTTCTCAAACTCTTTATCATCAGCATCACCTTGTTGTAAGTTTGTAGACACTGCTTTGATACGTTGTGTTTCAGCGTTATACTGCTCCACTTGAGCTTCCACTTGGTACTTAGCCGCTCTAGCGTTAGCTTCAGCCGCTTGTGCTTGTAGTGCCGCAGCAGTCGCTTGTTCCTTAGCCATTTCAAGTTGAATACGTTGTTGTTCAATCTGCTGTTGCATCTGAGCCATCTGCTGTTGCTCAGGAGTAACTTGTTGTGATTGTCGTATTTTTGCAATCATTTCCTCACGGTTAGAAAGGTTCATGTTTTCGATAATACTTTCAATCAACATGGGGTACGTAGGACTGTCAGCAGGCATGGTTTGTAACAACTGTACAAGCTGTGTCACTTCGTATTCACGAGCAATAATACCTAAGCTAGATGTAGGGACAAACTTAAAGTCCTGTGCAGGGTAAAGCTCAGGGTTGTACTGCATGTAACGCCAAGCTGTCTTCTGTACCATAGGAATTAAGAACATTTCTTGGAAGTTAATCAGGGTACGCTTATGGCGTTTAATGATAGCGCCAAGAGACATACTGATACCTGCAGCTGTAGCTTCACCATTAACACCGCCTGTGACACCTGTAGAGTCTACAGCGCCTGTAGCCTGTTGAACCATCTGCTCTAACTGTCCCGCCTGAGCAAACGTCACTTGACCTACTTGTCCAAAGTTAAATGGTTGTAACACTTCAGCAGGGTTGCCGTTAGTTAGGAACACCTTACCCGCTTTAACTTCTGGCTTCATGCCTCTAGGAAGTCGTGAGGCGTCCACAGCTAGCATTGGATGAATTGTTAGTGCTAAGGCATCAATACGTGCTCTAAGCTCTGTATCGAGTGCTTTCTGGCTGTTATAGCCCTTCTCACAAACACCACGCCCCCAGAAACGGTTAGGAACAATATCCCAAGGGAATGCAACAATAGGACGGTCTTGCATCATGTAGGGGTTTTCCTCTACTTTCATCAAGACACCGTTAGCAATGATAACGATTGCTTCTACGTATTCACTCTTTTCTTCTGAAGCGCTCAGTTCTACTACTTCTTCATCATCCTCTGCTAAGGCAGCTTCTAGCATATAACGAGGGACTAAACCGTAGTATTTTGTTAGGCGTACTTTGTCCTCTGGATGATGCAGGAGTTCTTTGTCAGCTTCTAGGCTAATGTCTGTATGTGCAATACCAATATCTTCATTACGGTAGACACCTTGTTCTTGTAGTATAGTTACTTGGTGCGTAGAAACAAACTGGTCTACTGCTACACCTAGCGCATCATCTACAGACGTAGCTACAGGGTCAATAAGGAAGTTTTGAGGAAGCACAGGGTTTAGTTTAACAACAAAGCGGTCTTCAATGTTAACACCTACAGCCTGCATAGCACCTTCCATAATGGGCTGTGTAGCAGGGCGCATCTCTTTTACTTCTTCAATAACAAGCTCACCAATACCTGTACCATAGATAGCGCCATTAAGGATACACTCAGCAACACTCTTACGTGTCTTGGTAAAATAGAAGTCCTCTTGTAACTGGTTGCGAATCTGTTGAATGTCTAAGGGGTTTTGGTCAGCAATATCGTCACGAATATCAAACCACTTGCCACGCCCAAAAGTGGCTTCTTCCACTTCCGCAACACTGGATTCAACAGCCTGCTGTAAAGCAGGAGCAATAAGACGTGAGCGCTCAGATTCACGCATAGAGTCCGAGCCATCCCAAATACCACGCCAGAGGCGGAAATATTCTTCATGTTTGTTTTCATAGTTTGACTCGTAGTGTTCACGCCACTCTTCGCATTTATCGAGCACCCAACTTTCTAGGGATTGCTCAAGTTTAAAATCGTCATAGTCTGCCATATTAATATCCTGCTGTAATGTCCATAGGTTCATATTCGTTGTCTATCATGTCCAGTAAGTCTGTATTGTAGGACACAACCGCTAGTTGGTCGATGTAGGCTAAAGAGTCTATTAAGTCATCGTGTACTAAGTGATTAGGGAACTGAAATAGTTGGTCTAAGAACTCACCGTTCCACTCGCCTTTGTTCAATGTGACACGTCCATTCTCAAATCTACCTTGTAGCGCCCAAACAATCCTATCGACTTTTTTCTGATTGCCGTGGGTAAGCTCTTCAATTCTAAAGTAACGGCTACGCTGCTTCATCAAGTCCATTAAGGGAGACATAACAGCCTGTTTAGAAATACCACGCTCAATGCCAACACTAATAGGTCTATAGCGTTCAACGGCATTAAATATTTTTTCAGCTGTTTTGTCCAACGTCCATCGACCATAAATAACTTCTTTAACGTACCACCCATGCTCGTTAACCTTAACAACACTAATCGCTGTGTTATCTAATCTTTTGTTCTTTTTACCTGTAGAGCTGTTGTCTGTAAAGCCTGCTAAATCTACTGCTATGTAATAATCACCAGTGCTAGGTTCTTCCTCGTCAAACTGTATCCATTCTTCTTTAAATATTTCAGACCCTAGTGCCTCAAAGGACGCTAGGAATTCCTGACGGAATGCATAAGAAGACATAGATTGTTTAGCTAGGTTGATTTCTTCTGGGTCTAGCTTCTCGTTATCATAGGACGTAAAGTGCCACGCTTTGTAACTCTTATCATCCTCAGTCTTATCTGCGTAGACAAATAAATCATAGAAGTGATTACGGCCCTTAGGCGTCCCGATGAACAAAGCGTCACCCTTACGGTCAGCTAGAGCAGGACGCAGGATTTCTTCCCAGACCTGTTGCTTCATGTCGGCATATTCGTCCATCACAAGATATTCAAGTGAGACACCACGCATCGTATCGGGGCT